ATACAATTGGGTGTACCTGCTGAAAAGGCTGAAAAAATAGCAGATAAAGCAATAGAAAATAAAGGCGGTTTTACTACAGAATTAAAAAAACGGGCTTTAGATCAGGGGTATGACGCTATACTTGTAAAAATGGATGGTGAAATTACAGAAGGAATTTCTTATAATCCAACAACAAATATTAAATCTTCTATAACTAAAAAGAAAAAAGGTGGTTCTATAGTAGAACGTAACCTATACAGTAATTATAAACCAAAGGCAATATAAATAATGGCAACAGAACGTAATCCTTTTGACCCAATTCCAATGGCTGAACTTTCAATTGAAATTCAGCAGGAAACTCCTATGGAAGATGGCAGCACAGCATCTATGGAATATGATCCAGAAGATGGTGGTGTAGTTGTAGAATTTAAGCCACCAGAGGATGACAGGGCAAAAGAACAGGTTGAAGAAACAGAAGAAGAGTTCTATCGTAACTTGGTTGACGATATGGACGAAGATCTTCTTGACGATATTGCCGAACAAGTCTATGACAATTTTACTACAGACAAGGATTCTCGTTCAGAATGGGAGTCAATGTTTGAACGTGGCTTTGATCTGCTAGGTCTAAAGCTGGAAGAGGCATCAGAACCTTTTGAGGGTGCCTGTACTGCCGTCCATCCAATTATGATTGAATCAGCAGTCAAGTTTCAGTCTAAAGCAATTCAGGAACTATTCCCACCTTCAGGCCCAGTCAAGTCTCAGATTATTGGTGATGTAACAGAAGAAAAGCAGAACCAAGCAAATCGCATTAAGCAGTTTATGAATTATCAGCTAACTGACCTGATGCCAGAATACTTTGATGAATTTGAACGTATGTTGTTCCATCTCCCACTGATTGGTTCAGCGTTCAAGAAAACTTATTTTGATGCGGGGCTAAATCGTCCTGTAAGTGAATTTGTACCCATTGATCAGTTTTATGTTAACTACTATGCAACCGATCTGCGTAGGGCAGACCGTTACACTCATGTAATCTATCGTAGTCCCGTAGAAATGCAGCGTGACATCCTTTCTGGCATGTACGCTGACATTGAACTACCCGAAGCAACAGTGCCAACTCAAACTCCTATGGCACAAAAAATGGATACGATTCTGGGTCTTTCCCCTTCTTCTCAGAACGACCCACAGTATGTTCTACTAGAGCAGCATTGCTATCTAGATCTACCAGAACAATTTGCAGAGGGTGACGGTCTGTCCCTACCGTACATTGTAACAGTTGAACAGACAAGTCGTAAGGTTCTGTCTATTCGTAGAAACTACAGCAAGGAAGATAAGCGTAGGGAAAAGAAAATCTTCTTTACTCACTATCGCTTTGTACCCGGCTTCGGTTTCTATGGTCTAGGCTTGATCCACTTCCTTGGTAATCTTACCATGACTGCAACTGCTGCCATGCGTAGTCTTGTGGATGCAGGGCAGTTTGCCAATCTACCGGGTGGTTTCAAGGCTAAGGGTACACGCATTGTAGGTGACAACGATCCAATCTCACCGGGTGAGTGGAAAGAAGTTGAAGCTGTAGGAAATGATCTGTCTCGTATGATCATTCCTCTTCCATACAAGGAACCCTCACAGGTTCTGTTCCAGATGCTAGGCTTTGTCACCCAGACAGCCCAGAAGTTTGCAGACAGTACAGAACAGGTTGTAGCTGATGCTGCAAGCTATGGTCCTGTAGGAACTACAATGGCTCTCTTGGAAGCTTCAAGCAAATTCTTCTCTGCCATTCATAAACGGCTACACAAGTCACAAAAGGACGAACTGAAACTTCTGGCTCGTATTAACTACGAGTATCTTCCAGAAGAGTCAATGTGTGACATTCCAGATCATACACTAAAGATTTACAAGTCTGACTTTGATGGCAGGATTGATGTCATTCCAGTTTCAGATCCAAACATTCCATCTTCCGCTCATCGCATGATGATGGCACAGATGGCTCTGCAACTTTCTCAGGCGTCACCTCCCGGTATGTTCAACGTAGAGGAACTTAACCGCACAATTCTTACAGCGGCTAACATTCCTAACTTGGATAAGATCATGCCTCGTAAACCTGAACCTGTTCCTCTAGATCCAATCTCGGATATTGCAGCAGCAGTTAAAGGGCTACCAATTAAAGCTTTCGTAGGTCAGAACCATGATGCTCACATTCAGGCAAAGATGGCTTATCTACAAGATCCTATGAATGGTGGTAATCCACTTATGCAGCGTATTGCTCCTGTACTTCAAGCTAACATGCAGGAACATATGCTAATGAAGTATCAGGAACAGGTCAATGGTGTAGCACAGCAGATGATTCAGCAGTACGGTGCACAAGCTGCACAGGCTGGCATTGATCCCAACGATCCTCGCGTTATGGAGATGGTCATGGCTCAAGCTGCACAGCAAGTTACTCAGGCTAATGCAGCAATGGCTCAGATGCAGCAGATGCAGACGCCAGAAGCTCAGATGGTTGCCCTTGAAGGTCAGCGTCTACAAGTTGAGCAGCAAAAGGTTCAGGCACAGATTGCCAAGGAATCGGTTGATGCAGCCATGAAGAACCGTGAACTTGATCTGAAGGAAACCTCTCTAAAAGTTGACATGATCAAGGAAGGCATCAGAACTTCTAGTAGTTCAAAAGAAAAAGAAAAAGATAGAAACAATAAGAAGGCAATTGCAGCCTTGGATGCCATCATGGATCTTCTCAAGACAGAACAGATCAATGACAATTCTAAGGCTCTAAAAGCTGCCGACCTGATTAGTGAAATGGTAAAGGAGCAGAATAGCAGTGGCAACAATATGGCAGGAAATTAATAAAAAATTAGAACAAGAAGTAGAAGAATTAAAAAATTACCTTGCGAATGGTCATTGTTCAGAGTATTATAGTTATCGTGAAGTAGTAGGTAAAATTGACGGGTTAAACAAGTCAAAAGAAATATTTCACGATTTTATGAAAAAATATGTGGAAGAGGAGGAATAATAACAAAAATGCAACTTCCATCTATGCAAGCAGCAATTGATAATGCGGACTGGATTAGTCCTGCTGAAGTAAAACTTAATAAAAAGGATCTTCCGGGTGTACCGGGGTTTCATGTAATTATTCGTCCTGTGTCTCTTCGTGAAAAGACTAAGGGCGGTATTTATCTTCCTGACAAGGTAAAGGATGACATTTCGTATCTTACCACGGTAGGTCAGGTTGTAAAGCTAGGTAATCTAGCATATAAAGACAAAGATAAGTTTCCTGATGGGCCTTGGTGCAAGGAAGGTGACTATGTTTGTTATGGTAAGTTGACAGGTCAGAAGTTTGTTTATAAAGGGATTAAACTACTTCTTCTGTTCGACGATCAGATTATTATGACTGTAGATAATCCTAAAGATTTAGATACTACATATAATCTTACACCATAAATTTGTATATTTTAAAATAATAGTGTATAGTATTATACACATTAAGCGTTATCGTTATATTCGCTTATAACGTAGAAAAGGATAAAACATGGCAACTAAAGAAGATAATGACGATTGGTCAACCATTGATCTAAGTTCAGATAACTCTGAAAATAAAGTAGAATTTGAAATTGAAGGGGAAGAGAATGTCACCGAACAAGCTGCCCCAGAACCAGAAAAAAGTAAGTCAGTACAAACTCAGCAACTTGAGGAAGTACAGGAAGAATCAGAAGTTAAGGCTGAAACAAATAAGCAAGAAGACCAGCCTGAAGAACTTAAAGGGATTGAAACCAATGGTGCACAAAAGCGTATTCGTCAGCTTATTCGACAGCGTAAAGAACGTGACGAAGAAATTCGTCAGCTTCGTCAAGAAGTGCAAGGACTACGTAGTTCAGTTAGTTCAAAAGACAAAGAACTTTCTGACACGGTAAAGATTACAATCGACTCAAATGAATCTCAGATTCAGAGTCGAATTGAAAGTGCAAAGCAAATTTTTAAGTCAGCAGCAGAACAGGGTGATACAGACCGTATGCTTGCTGCACAGGAAGAAATTAGTAAGGGTTATGCCGAACAAGTAGCACTACGAGAACGTAAGGCAGCTTGGGAACGGTATAACGAACAGGCTTCACAAGCTGCTCAACGTAATGTTGAGGCAGTTCAAGCCCAGAAGAATGTGCCACAGTACGATCCAAAGGCACTTGATTGGGCTTCACGGAACGATTGGTTTGGTAAAGATCAGGTAATGACTTCTGCCGCTTTGGCTATTGATGCTGAACTAAAGGAAGAAGGTTTTAGTCCTGATGACGAAGAATATTATGAGGAAATTGACAACCGCCTTCGTGGTCAGTTTCTACACCCCGGTTGCAGGATGCCCCGTCAAATTCTGCTCAAGTGGTATCTGGTGCGTCACGCACACCTAAAACCTCAAATTCTGGCAATAAAAAAGTCAAATTGACCCAAGAGGACATCAGACTTGCACAGAAATGGGGAATTTCACTTGAACAATATGCCGCTGAAAAGCTTAAAGTTGAGCAATCAGATGGCGACTACACAACGGTATCATAAGATAACCAATAGCGTGGATATAGAGAGGATATAAAATTATGACAAATACACGTTTTAATGCACGTACAGCATCATCTAGGGAAAGTTCTGGTCGTAAGGCACAGTTTGAAGAGCCAAATTGGCTTGACATTCCAGATACAGTCCGCGAAAGGTTTCGTAATGAAGGTCAAGCCCTTCGCTGGATTCGTGTTTCACTAAAGAATCAGGACGATTATCAGAATGTAGGCAAACGTCAGGCCGAAGGCTGGACATTTGTAGGACAGGAAGAAGTCCCAGAGATGCTTGGTTCCTCATTCGTGCGGGGAGAAGGACGATATTCAGGTGCAGTCTGTCGTGGAGACTTAGCCTTAGCCAAAATGCCTCTAGAATTGGCTGAATCTCGTCAGGAGTTCTATGAAAATCGCAGCAGGGAAATGGTAGATGCGGTAAATGCACAGCTAATGCGTGATAATGTACCGGGGATGCCAATCTCTAATGCAAGCAGGACACAGGTTAGCAGGGGTAAATCTCCTAAATTCCAAGATTAACTTGTTTCTGTCTATCTTTTAACACTAAATTTTTGTCAATAATCTTTTATAGACAAGCGAAAATAGAAAGGAAAGTGTAATATGTCCACTTCAAAAGCACTTGACGGTTTTCGCCCTTCTCGTATTCGCGGTTCTGGTGCCAACTCAACTGGTAACAGTGAGTATCGTATCGCCAGTGGCTACAATGCCAACATCTTTACAGGTGATATCGTAAAGAACGTAGCAGGGTATATTAACGTCATTACTACCACCACAGACATTGCTGTT